GTGGCCGCCTGAAAAATGAGGCGGCCACTCCAGTTAGCCCAAGGCATTGAAAACAAACGAAGTGGCCGCCTAATCGCCAAAATGGCCGCCTTTTTCAGCATATTCACCCTACACTGTATATATTACAGCCACGTCATATTGGGGGTTAATTCATTAGTAGCTGAATATGGGGAAAGAGGCGGCCACAGGCGGCCACTTCGTTGGAATTCAACGGCATGCGTGCGAAAGAGGCGGCCAATCAGGCGGCCAAAGAGGCGGCCACTGGGGAAAGAGGCGGCCACTTCGCAGCTACCTGGAGGTCCCGGCGAGCCAGCCAGTCCAAGAGTGCGGTTTCCATGACGTGCGTCATGTTTACGCCATCCTCGGCCGCGGCCGCCCGAACGCGGGCCTTGGTGGCGACGGGCAGGCGGAGTTGCAGAGTTTCTTTTCTGTTACCTACGGACATGTTTCTCTCTGATGGTTGTGATACACTTGGGACTACAGCTTAACACACAACCGGAAAACCGAGATGGCTACAGAAATGGTCCCTTTTGGGAAATACCGCGGACAGCCTGTTGCTGTTTTACAACAAGATGCCCAGTATTGCCAATGGCTGCTCGGACAGGGATGGGTGGCGGAGAGATTCCCGGAATTGCATACGATCATTATCAACAACTTCGGGGAACCATCTGAGACCCCCGAGCACAACGCGCTACAGGCGCGGTTTCTTGACGATGATTTTGTTCTTGCGACCGTTCGTGCGGTTGCGGGTACTTATGGTCATGCAGGAGATGTGAGCTTTGAGGATCACGGAATTGATGCAATTATTCGGTCGGACGTTGCGCGTCCGTTTGGCGTAGAACTAAAGCCGGCACTGGGCGACGAGTATCCTGCGGTTCTGAGGCAAATAGCGAAGTACTGTCGCGATATAGATATGGCCTTAATTATCGGCGCATACACTGGGGTTGGCGCAACTCTTGGCCAGGTTCGAAAGATTTTCAAGTCGCGCAACATACCTGTTTTCCTTGTCAGCGAGATAGAGGAATTCATGAAAAAATAAATGTTCACACTTCACTAAAAAGATGTATAATGCTCTCTCAGTCCAACAACACACACGGAGAAAAAAATGAACGCCCAAGAGTACGCAGCAGCAAAGAGATGGAAGAATGGTGGCGAATCCGCCATCGAGTACTTCTACAGCCTGCGCGAGTGCCTGAAATGGATCGACGCGCAGCCGGCGCCGAAAACAGACGAGTACACGTGGGTCCCGATGCGCTACGACAGCGAGGACTAATCCATGCCATTCGATGTAGATTTCGGAACTTGGCCGCCCCGCGGGAGCACGATCGAGCTTCGCCTGCTGGAGGCGGCCGCTGAGGCGTCCAGGAAGAGCGTAGAGGACCATTTCAGGTCGAACCCGCTACCGGCGTCCAGGATGAGCACAGCCGAGGCCGCCACGGTCGTCCAGCAGTCCCCAGATGCCCAGAAACTCCTGAGCCTTGCCCTGAACCTGGCGAAAGCCGGGGAAGTCATTGCGACATGGGCAGATGACGATGACGATTTTGTCGCCGACGAGGACTTCGAGGATGCCGTCCTACAGGTGAAGGGGCTCGTCGCAGAGATTTCCGCCTACGCGGCTGAGGCTGCCGGGCAGATGTCGTTGAACATACCGGAGGTGCGCCATGCGCTATGAACACGACTTGGAGACTCGGGTAGCCACGTACCGCTACCGTCTGGATGGCGCCCACTACAGGTGGCTGTCCCTTCTGACCTCGACGGCGAACGGCCCGTCTGAGGCCAGGCAAGTCCTAGAGGGACAGTATGGGTTGGGCCGAGTTACAGAGGTCGAAGATGCTGGCGAACTTGATGGAGGTGATGGCCGTGGGCAATGAAATTCATTCTGCTACAGACCTCGATCCTCGTAGCAGTTTCCATTCTGCTACAGACCTCGATCCTCGTAGCAGTTTCCATTCTGCTACAGACTCAGGCGGGTGTAGCAGTTTCGAGCTGAAGCCTGAAAAGCGTACCAGGTGCGAGGTTTGGACCCGCGTCATGGGCTACCACCGCCCCGTCTCCGCATTCAACGTGGGCAAGAAGCAGGAACACCTGGAGCGCCGCCTGTTCCTGGAAGCGAAGAGCGGACTTTCAGAGGGATCGTTATGACCGAGGAGTATCAGAAGTCCCGCGAGCACTGGCTCAGGGTGGTGATTTCGGTGATAGTCGCCCCGAACGAGAAGCGCGATGAACTGTTCGAAGAAGCCGTCGCGCTGTACCAGCACATGAGGATCGTGTCCGGGCAAGCAGAAAAGTACAATATAGGTAGGGTAAAGACATGATGATCGCGAACATTTACGGCCGGTGTGGACAAGACGCACAGGCCCGCACCACGAAAAACGGCAAGCCCATGGCCACGTGCAGTGTAGCGGTGGACGTCACCGGGCAGTCCGGAGAACCCGAGACGATGTGGGTTTCCATCCTGGCATTCGGCTACTCGGCCGATGCCATGCTCCAGGCCGCGAGGGGGCAGATGGTTGCGGCCATAGGGAAAATGTCCCGCGGTAAGTACATGAAGGACGGCGTGGAACGCGAGTCCTGGAGCATGATGGCCGATGCGGTGGTAGTAGTAGGCCAGAAAGGAGCTGTGACCTCGGCCGGCCGTGAGAAGTCCAATGGGGACAATGTTGGGGGCCAGAAAGGAGCTGTTCCTGTGACCAAGGCATTCCGGAACACCTATTCCCCTAGTGCCCCATCGAAGCCCGCTCAGAAGGTCCAGGACCCTTTCGATGACGACATTCCGTTCTAGCCATGACACTAACAGCCAGAAATATGGAAGCTAAGGCTAAGGCACACGAACTGCGCGCGAGCGGATGCACCCTTCGAGAGATCGCCGCGAAGCTCAGGATCTGCGAAACGACGGCAGGGACATGGTGCCGCTTCCAGGCGATGGGCGCCGCAGCTCCGGTGAAAAAGGCCGAGTATAGCAGGGCTAAATATAACCCGGACATCGACGATGCGATCATGACACTGTGCGAAAGCGGGTACAGCCGGGCCAGGATCGCAGAAACGCTATGCCTGTCGGTGGATCAGGTGCGATCTCGCGGTAGGTTCCTTGGCGTTTACCAGCGCGACCGAAGGGAAAACCCAGTGTGGGATGGGATGTACGGGCCCGATGACGATGGGCCACCGCCGGTGGAGAACCGTGCGGTACTGCCGTTCGAGGCTATTTCTCCGCTAGGCGATTGGCGGTATTGGGACCATGGCGGCGGGAAGTATTTCGATGTATGATTTCTGCAACAAGTATGATCCCCGCAACAAGACACGGATAGTGCGTGAGGAAGGCATTTCGATGTATGATTTCAGCAACAAGGCAGGTACGATACAGGCGATCAAGGATGAGTGCGAGAAGCAGGGGATTGGTCTTCCTGCGCAGGTGGCGTACGTCCTGGCAACGGTGGACCACGAGACGGCACACACGTTCCGGCCGGTGAGCGAGGCATATTGGCTATCTGGCCCAGACGCCTACCTGAGAAAGCACCATCCTGAGTACTACCCCTACTACGGTCGCGGGTACGTGCAGCTCACGTGGAAGCAGAACTACGAGAAGTATGGCGAACTACTCGGGAAGGACCTTGTGGGCAATCCCGCCCTTGCCATGGACCCTGAGATCGCCCTGTTCATCCTCGTGCACGGATTTCGTACCGGGGCGTTCACCGGGAAAAAGATCACGGACTACATCAGGTCGGGCCGGAATGACTTCCACAACGCCCGCAGGTGTATCAACGGGATAGACAGGGTGGCGAGCATTGCTGCGGTGGCTCGGAAGTACCTTGCGGAGATGCAGAAATGACCGAAAATTCCATAAAGATCACGGTGTCGCTTCCGGCCGCAGACCTCCAAAGGATTGCGATCATGGGGGATACACTTGGGATTCCATGCCATGCCATGGTGAGTGTGTGCGCCCTAGCTGGCATGGAGGCTATGCTCGAACCTGTTTTGGCCAGGTCTGATCACTTCACGATCGACCTGTCTACGTGGAAACTTAGTGAGCCTGTTGCGGAGGTACTAGCCGAGTACAACAGAAGCGAACTCATTCGAAGACACGGCCCAATCCCTAAGGCAGGTTGCTGTTCTGCGGACCTACAGGATGCGGGTGCGGCCGCGCGTACATGAGAGCAGAACAAGCAAAGTACCGGGTCCGGAGTCGCCAGGGCATCCTGGACTTCGGTTCGCCAGCAGCCCGCAGAAAGGCAGGGACGCCAACGCCGCGGCGCAAGACGCATGCAGCCATCCTGCTGGAGCTCCACCTGGCTGAGCTCGGCCTCACGTTCGAACCCGAGGTCATGTTCGCCCCACCGAGGAAATGGCGACTCGACTATCTGGTCTCGGGCAGGCTCGCGGTCGAGATAGAGGGGGGAGGGTGGACTGGCGGGCGGCATACCAGGGGCGCCGGGTTCGCCGCGGACCTGGAGAAGTATGCGACAGCGGTGTCCATGGGGCTATGGGTCATGCGCTTGTCGCCGCAGCAGATACTATCCGGGGCTGCGAAGGATTTTCTTCGTGCGTGGCAAAAAAGTGTGCCAGAAAACACATTTCGAGTATAATATAGGGCCAATCGTAATTTAGGATAAGGCAATGGTTTCAAGAAAACAGCTTCTCGAAGAACTCCAGGAAATAGATGCGCGCCAGGCAGCCCTGGCCGAGCAGGTCCAGGCCACGCGCGACGAAGCTCTCTCTGCACTCGCAGCTACCTTCGACGAAGCGCTCGCGTCTGAGGGCTTCTCCAGGCAGGATCTTTCGGTTCTTTGGGGGTTCGTGCGCCAGAAGCGGGCGAAGGAACGGCAGATGGTGCGATATGTGCTATCATCCGATAGCGAAAAGGCGTTCAGCTTTCGCGGCCCAACGCCCGGATGGATGAAGGATGCGATGACGGCCGAGGGAATGGATCCAGACGTGCAGGCTCAGCGACTGCTATTCCGCGACCGATATATGGTTCCCTGCGCAGACTAAGATCGTGCTCCGCGAACTACCAGGGATGCCTCCGAAAAACGCTCCGTACGATCCGCGTATGGAGCGGTTCGCCCAGGCGCTTGCCGCTGGGCGTACTCCGACGGCGGCCGCCCTGGAGTCCGGCCTTAGGCGTGGTGGGCAGGGCGCCAGGAAAACAGGTGAAGCTATGATTTCAAACCCGTATGTACAGAGCAGGCTGCGCGAGCTGATGGATGCTGTCGCCGACGACTGCGTATGGCGCCGTGAGGATAGCATCCGGGCCCTGCTGGCTGGGCTGGACATGGCCGAAACTACGCGCGACTGCGTGGCTGCTGTCCGTGAACTGAATTCCATGCACGGCTATGTCGCCCCGGCGAAGGTCCAGGTTGATGGCGGCGTGCGCGTGGTGGTCAGCTCTGATGATGCTGCCCTGTAAGCTCACGCAGCGACAGGCCGAGGCCAACCGGGTGCTCGCATCGAACGCGAAGCACGTCATGCTTTACGGCGGGTCTAGGTCAGGGAAAACATTCCTGATCGTTAGGGCTCTCGTCATCCGAGCCCTGAAAGCCCCGCGCAGTCGTCATGCGATCTTGCGGTTCCGCTTCAATGCCGTCCGGGCATCAGTAGCGCTGGACACCTTCCCAAAAGTCATGGCGCTGTGCTTCCCCGGCGTGAAAAACCACGTGGATCGGTCCTCGTGGTATGCCGAATTCTCGAACGGTAGTCAGGTATGGTTCGGTGGATTGGACGACAAGGACAGGACTGAAAAGATCCTTGGCCAAGAATTCGCCAGCATCTTTCTGAACGAATGTTCACAGATCCCGTACGATTCCAGGAACATAGCGCTAACACGTCTGGCCCAGAACGTCATGCAGGATGCAGTAGAAGGGTCGGGCCGGCGCCCATTGCCGCTCAGGATGTACTACGACCAGAATCCACCATCGAAAAATCACTGGTCGTACCAGCTTTTCGAACGAGGCGTAGACCCGGAAACGAAGGAACCCATTCGGAACAGGGGCGACATGGCGTCTGTACGGGTGAATCCGCGGGACAATGCCGAGAACCTGCCCGATGGCTACATCGACTCACTTGGGGCCATGTCTGCCAGACACCGCCGACGCTTCCTCGATGGAGAGTACAGGGATGCGACTCCCGGGGCGCTGTTCAGCGAAACGGACATAGACAGGTGGCGTGTCCTGGATGAGGCCCTTCCCGACATGCAGCGCATCATCATAGCCGTGGACCCGAGCGGCGCAGGCGACACTGACTCCGAAACAGGCGATGCCATCGGAATCTGTGTCATGGGGCTCGGTGTCGATGGGGTCGGGTATCTGCTGGAGGATCTCACACTGCGGGCCGCCCCTGCGGTATGGGGGAAGGTGGTGGCGACTGCGTTCGATCGGCATGGTGCTGATCTGGTCGTCGGCGAGGCGAACTACGGTGGCGGAATGGTGAAGCATGTGGTTCAGGTGGCGCGCCCGCGTACGCCGTACCTGCCCGTGACCGCGACCAGGGGGAAGGTGGTGCGCGCCGAACCTGTGAGCGCACTCGTGGAATCCGGGCGAATCCGCCTGGTCGGGTATTTCCGAGAGCTCGAAGAGGAACTTCTCGGGTTCACGACGAATGGCTACACTGGCGAGCTATCCCCGAACAGGGGGGACGCCTTCGTTTGGGCCGCGACCGCTATCTTTTCTGGCGTTATCGCAGGCAGGAAGGGGAAAAAGCCCGCACCGAACGAGGCCGAACTCGCAGCGAATGCATATAGGCAGGCTGGGCTCACAAATGAATACTGTGGATGGATGGGCGCATGAACTGTGGTATACTGGGCGAATAGATTCTGAATGGGGAATGATATGAAGGACAGCGATGAAAAGATCCTGGAACGCGCTAAGAAGCGGTTCGAGGAAACATCTTCCTACGAGGCAGAGTCCCGCAGGATGCAGGAGGACGATGCCAAGTTCCGTGCAGGAAACCCAGACAACGGGTGGCAATGGCCAGATGCCATCAGGAAATCGCGCGAAACCGCAGCGGGCGGGGCTAGGCCATGTCTCACGTCGAACCGGGTGGATCAGCACGCCATACAGATCGAGAACGACATCAGGCAGAATCACCCTGGCCTGAAGTTCGTCCCGGCCGATGACGCGGCGTCCCAAGAGACGGCCGAGATGCTTAACGACTACGTTCGGCGCATCCAATACGTTTCTGATGCCGATACCGCTTACTCAACAGCCCTATCCTGGGCCGTGACCTCCGGCGTGGGTTATGTCCGGGTGCTCACTGAGTACCAGGACGACGGCTTCGACCAGGAAGTGAAGATTGCGGCCGTTCCGAACATGTTCTCTGTCGACATGGACCATCGTGCTACAGACCCGGCCGCTGCCGATGCTAGATACGCATTCGTGACAGAATGGATGACCAGGGACGAATTCAAGTCGCGGTACAAGAACGAGGAGCCAGCGTCTTGGGACGACGTGGTTCGGTCAGATACGCGAGTGTCATGGTACCAGGAAGACTCTGTTCGGGTCGTCGAGTATTGGGAGAAATCGGACGAGGCCGACAAGATGTGCCAATACGCTGACGGGACCGCGTGCTACGCCAGCCAGGACGATGGGATGCACGGCGCCATGGTTGCAGAGCGCCCGCAATCCCGTATCGTCGTCACTTGCTATACGCTTTGTGGCCACAAGGTCCTAGACTCCGCTGTCTGGCCAGGCAAGTTCATTCCGATAGCGCGAGTCATTGGCCACGAGCATGTGGTCGAAGGAAAAACCTATTACTCCGGGCTGATCCGAAACGCGAAGGACGCCCAAAGGATGATAAATTATTGGGAAACACAAGAGGCAGAAATGCTCGCCCTGGCGCCCAAGGCCCCGTTCGTTGGTGCAAGCGGGCAATTCGATGGGTTCGAGCGGGCCTGGAGCCAGGCGAATCAGTCGAATGTCGCATGGTTGGAGTACAACCCTGTTGTCGATACGGCTATGGGGCAGGTTCAGGTGGCGGCGCCGCAACGCCAGATGCCGCCCCAGATTAGCTCGGCGATCTACCAGGCGAAAGCGGGGGCGGTGGATGATCTGAAGTCTGTGACAGGTATTTTCGATGCCTCGCTCGGCCGCCAGGGGAACGAGACATCAGGTCGTGCCATCGTCGCCAGACAGAAACAGGGTGACACTTCTTCATACCACTACCGGGACAATCTCTCGAAATGCATACGCCACGTGGGGCGAATCATCCTGGATGCCCTGGCAGTCATTCTGGACACACCCAGGAGCATGACACTCATGGGTGAGGATGGGCAGCCATCCATGGCCAGGATGGATCCTGACATGCCGATGGCATACAGAGACATGGGTGGAATGGCCGCACACAATCCGCGCATCGGGAAGTACGACGTCATGGCGGTGACCGGGCAGTCCTATTCGACGAAGCGCCAGGAAGCTGCGGAAGGAATGATAGCCCTTACGCAGGCGAACCCGAACCTGTGGCCGATGGTGGGCGACATTCTGGTTCAGAGCTTGGATTGGCCGGGCGCCGATGAGATGGCGAAGCGCCTCCGGGCGGCGGTTCCACCGCAGATTCTTGGTGAACAGGGCCAACAGCAGGGACAGGCCCAGGCCCAGGACCCGAGACTTCAGATGGCGATGGGCCAGATCGAGAAGCTTACAGCGGCCCTGAACCAGGCGCATGACCAACTGTCGCAGGCCGCCGGCGAGAAAGGCGGTGACGACGCGAAGCTGGCAATCGAGGCGCAGAAGCTAGAGATAGCGCGGTTCGAGGCTGAGACTGAACGCATGACTGCGATGCACGCCATCGAGAAGGACAGGCACTCGATGGCGATGGTAATGGCGCCGGCGGCGACCGACCAAGGCGTTGCGTTAGGCATGGAACAATGGCGATAATTTGAACAGAGAAGAAAATGAGCGAACCAACCAACGGCACCGCAGCCATACCTGCGGTAGATGAACAGGCTGCGGTGAACCAGGTAGTCGAACAGACGCCTGAGGTTCTGGCGCAGGGCCCGGAGACTCCAATCTCCGAACCTGAGCAGATCGAAGAAGAGAGGCCGACCCAGGACTGGCGCGACAAGCGCTTGACTCGGATGGCAGAACAGAAGGCGCAGGCTAGGGCGACAGCGGAATCAGAGCGGCGTCGGGCGGACGATCTTCAGGCACGCCTGGCTCAGTATGAGAAAGCGCCCGAGGCCGAGAAGCAGGCAGACCCCTACGAGATCGCCGAGCAGATTGCTGCGCGGCGCATACAGCAGATGGACATGAACCGGAAGTCCGACGCACTGGTGGCTGCCGGACACAAGGCGTACACCGCGCCTGAATTCGACGATTCGGTGCGCAGGCTAGCAAGCCTGGGCGCTATCTACGATGATGCGGGGAATCCGTCGCACATCCTGGATGCAATGCTCGATTGCGATGCGCCGCACGATGTGCTTCACTACCTGGGGCAGAACCCCGGCATGGTGGAAGACCTTTCTGCTCTCTCGCCGCGGGCGCTGATTCGGGCCATGGCGAAGTTGGAGGCGAAGGTAGCAGCCGCACCGCCGCGCGTATCGAAGGCCCCTGTCCCGGTGCGCCCGCTCGCTGGGAAGTCGAACGGGTCCTCGGTGCCTACGGACGATGATGACATGGCGACATGGATGAGGAAAACGGACGAACAGGAAAAACGTGCGCGCATGCGCTGAAACGTGATATACTCCCAGCACAGGCGAAATCCTGGTTCCCTTCTGAGCGGGCGCATAGCTCTGTTTCGGGCGTAAAGTCGACGGCCTAGCCAGCCGAGAATTTCCACCCCAACAGAGCTATTGCTATGGCAAACACAAATCTCACTCCATTGATGGTCACGCGGAGGGCTATCCGCACGTTGCACGCCAAGTTGAACTTCCTCCCGAAGATCAACATGGAATATGACCCGCAGTTTGCAGAGAGCGGCGCCAAGATCGGGAACATCCTGAACATCCGCAAGCCGCCCAAGTTCTACGTCCGGACTGGCACCACGATGTCTACCCAGGACGTCACCGAGACCTACGTCCCGCTGCAGGTGTCGAACACGATCGGCGTCGATATCACCTTCTCGTCCTCAGAGCTTACCCTTTCGATCGAGGATTTCAACGCAAGAATCCTCGACAAGGCCATGGCGCAGCTCGCTGCAAGCCTTGAGAGCGCCGTCCTCACAGCCGCTTACAAGCTCGTGCCCCAGGCGTCCGGGTCCACCGCATCTGTGCTGAATTCGCTTCGGCCTGTACTGAAGGCGAAGCAGTACATGGAAAATGCGCTGGCTCCCGAGCCCAGGACTATGCTCCTGAACACCGACAGTACGGTCGAGATGGTGGACGCCCACAAGGGGCTGTTCCAGTCCAGCACGGGAATCGCAGATCAGTACACGAAGGGCGTAATGGGTGTCGTCGGCGGCTTCAACTTCTCCGAATCCACACTCCTTCCTGCACACACTCCGGGTGCGCATGGTGGCACTCCGCTCACTGACTACGGGACTGCCTTCGTGTCTGGCACCGCGACCCTCGTAACGAACGGCTGGACGAACAGCATCACTGGCATACTGAAGGCCGGTGATGTGTTCACGATTGCCGATGTGTATGCCGTGCATCCCGAGACGAAGGCCACCCTCGGCTACCTGAAGCAGTTCGTTGTTCTTGCGGACGCAGATTCCGGCGCTTCCACCGGCCCTGCTACTCTCTCCATCTACCCGGCGCCAACCTTCGCTACCGTGACCGTGAACGGCGTGGTCACTAAGACAGCGGCCACGAACGTGAATGCCCTTCCGGGGAACGACAAGGCGATCGTTGTGGTCGGTACCGCATCGACTCCTTATGGCGTCAACCTTGGATTCCACAAGGACTTCCTGACGTTTGCCACGGCTGACTTGGTGGATGTGTCGAAGTACGGCGCCTGGGGTGCGCGGGAACAATTCGACGGGATCTCGATGAGGATCGGGCGGCAATGGACGATCTCCGATGACCAGTTCCCGACACGTATCGACGTGTTCTACGGATTTGCGGTCATGTACCCGGAGCTTGCTTGCCGCGTACACAATCTGATCTCGAACTCCTAAAAAAAGCGCGGCGCTCCGCTGGATTCAGCCGCCCCGCGGCGGGTATCACCCGCGAATCTAGCGTAGCGACGCCTAACGCTCCTTGCGGGCCTCCTACCGAGGAATCTGAAATGTCTTCCGATATCGCACGTGGTAATATTTTCGGTCTTATGGTTGTTACGGCGACGCTGGACCCGGCGTCGATAGCCGCGAACGTCTCAGCAGAGCAGACCTTCACCGTTCCTGATCTGCGAGCAGCCGATGTCATCGTTTCTGTAACGAAGCCGACCGCATCGGCGGGCGCCGGTATTGTTGGGTGGCGCGTGACCGCAGCGAACACAGTCGGGATCACCTTCATGAATACCACCGGGTCTGCCATCGACCCGGGTGCTGAAGTTTACAAGATCGTAGTGGCTCGCCCAGGGACGAACAATGGGCTTCCGACTACGGTCGCGTTCTAAATGGCGACAACCGCCCAAGAGATGATCGTCGAGGCGATGTCCCTGATCGGGGCAATCGCTGGAGGCGAAACGGCGACCGGGCAGGACATGGAGACCTGCCTGTACTCGCTGAATTCCATGCTGGATTCATGGGCGACCGAACTGCCCATGATTTTCGTGACCAGGGAATATACGCTCACAGGCTATGCCGCGGCTAGCTTCACCATGGGAGTGGGCGGAACCATTTCTGCGACCAGGCCGACGCACATAGCAGACGGGTGCTTCGTTCGAGTCCAGGGCGTGGACTATCCGATTCGCGCTATCACTTCAGTAGAATATGCTGAAATTCCAAACAAGTCCCTGTCGTCCGACATTCCGCAGTATGTGTCCTACTTCGGGGATGCGCCACTAGCCGTGGGGTATCTATGGCCTGTACCAACAGGGGCCGGGGATATCCACATCGTCATCCCTGAGCAGGTAGCCGAATTCACTACGATATCGGCATCTGCAAACCTGGCCCAGGGGACACGCCGTGCGATAGCGTATAGCCTAGCCGAGGAAATAGCCCCGAAGTTCGGTCGGCAGATAGACAGGGAAGTGTCGCGCAGGGCGTCCCTAGCGAGAAGGAACGTTAGGGTCAGCCACTACGAGGTACCGACCTTCGGTTCCGGGCGAAGGACGTGGTGGGACCCGTTCGCCGGTGGCAATGGTGGCGGATCAGGGCTGTGGGATTCTGGTTTTTGGGACTCGGGGGTCTGGGGATAATACATGGCATCGAACATAGACGGAACAGTTCCAGCCGCAGGTGCTGCGCTGAGTTCCGCTCCGGTCAGAGCGAATTTTTTAGCCGCTAAAACCGAAGTCGAGGCACTTCAGGCGAAGAAGCTGGACGAACTGGCGGCGCCGACCGACGTCACCACGCTAAACGCCACCGCATCTGCCCACGGCCTGTTGCCGAAGCTAGACAACACGTCATCGAAGTACCTTCGAGATGATGGGACATGGCAGACGATCGCAGGTGCAGGCGCTACTCAGGCATTCGGGACCATCGTCGTTTCGGGCCAGTCTGATGTCGTGGCAGATACGGCGCCGGACACTCTCACCCTGGTTGCAGGGACGAACATTACGCTAACGACGAACGCGACCACGGATACTGTCACCATTGCTAGTGCGGCCGCCGGCGTAACCGATGGGGACAAGGGCGACATCACCGTATCGGCTAGTGGGGCCACCTGGACCATCGACGCTGACGTACTTTCTACCGCTGGACGCGCACTGGTGGATGATGCGAGCGCATCAGCTCAGCGTACCACCCTGGGCCTTGGGACTGCTGCTACCGCCTCGACTGGCGACTTCGCTGCGGCATCGCACAGCCAGGCAGAGACCACCATCACCTTCACGGACGTTACCACCGGGAACGCATCAACGTCGTCGCATGGTTACTCGCCGAAAGCGACTGCGCCGACATCCGGGCTTCTGAGTGTCCTTGGGATTGGGAATGGCGAGACGGTTCGCGCCGATAAGGCTATCTTCGACACCACTAATCCAGCGGCGCTCGGCAGCGTAGGTCCCGGGACCGCCCTGGTAGCTGCTAGACGCGACCATATCCATGCCATGCCGAGTGCTGCGGACGTCGGCGCATCGGCTACCGGGCATACCCACGCCGGAGTCTATGAACCAGTTCAGACCGCGGCGTCCCAGGCAGAGATGGAAGCCGGGACCGAGGCCGCGCTGCGCTCAGTCAGCCCGCTGCGCGTCGCCCAGGCGATTGCATCGCTCGCAGCAGGGTCTGCTCCAGATATCTCTCAGTATGACATCGCAGCTAGGCTAGCCGCAGGGACCGGGCCTTACACTGGCGTCACTTCGGCAGATCTCACTGAGGAAACGACGCCGGCTGCGGGCGACTTCCTGGTGGGGTTCGAGTCCGGAGGTGCGCTGCGAAAGTTCGACGTCGGGGACATGCCAGCGCCCACTACGATCGGCGGCGCCACACTAACCGCCTCGGCTGGCATTTTCACTGTCCCCCTCGATGGGCGGGCATACTCCTGCGGGACGCTGACGGAAAATGTCACATTCGCGGTATCTGGTGCGCCAACTGCGCCAGTCTGCGCAGAGGCCCGGTTCTATCTCACCCAGCACGCTACTGCCGCGAAGACTATTACCCCCGGGGCATGGACGTTGGTTCCGAGTTGGGCCGCCCCGCTAGCTGGGAAAAAGGCCGAGGGGATGATCCGAACTGATCCCGCTGGCGTGGTCTACGCTTCGCTGGTAGCAGAGCAATGAGCGCCATCGCATCGCAGCACGTTGCGGCCGGGCGCATCTTCGCACTGACTGTCGACGCCACCAAGGTATCTGGGTCCGGGGCGCTGACTGATTTCCCTGTCCTCGTCACGGATGCCTGCTTCGGTGCAGCGAAGGATCTGATCTTCGCTATAGCCCACCATAGCGGCCGGGACGTTAGGTTCTACTCTGACGTACGCCAGGCGAATCAATTGGCATGCGACATCGCGGCCTGGAACTCTTCGGCGAAGACCTGCAGGGTTTGGGTGAAGGCCACCATCGACGGGACGACGAACACGACGATCTACATGCTTTGCGGCCGGCAGGGCAATGCTTCGCTCGCGCGAAATGCTGCGTTCGGTGCAGAGGCCGTCTGGCCTAAGCCAACGTACGACATGATGTCGGAACAGGTGGGTATGGATCGGTCTGCTATACGGGCTCATGCCTCGTACGGCGTATCCAGCACTCCGCCGCAGGCCGTGTTCATCCGGGATACTACTGCGTATGCCAGCTTTCCCAGCCTAATTCGGCTCATGAGCGGCCGGCTGTTGTGTGCATTTCGCGAGGGTCCGGAACACCTAGCGAATGTTGGCGGAAATGTATACGTTTATTCGTCAGAGAATGACGGCCGGACGTGGGCGTCCCTGTCCAGCGTTATAAATGCGAGCTGGGATTTGCGAGATCCTGGGCTGTTGCAACGAGCCAACGGCGACGTATGGATGACGTATTCGAAGGGAAACGCAGATAGTACATCGCGCACAGAACAATACGTAATTAGTGCAAATAACGGGGCTACATGGGGAAGCGAGCTGACCGCTTCTGCTGGGCGTACGCTGGCTGCCACTAGAGGGAAGCCGATAGAAAGAACTAATGGCGACGTATGCGTCCCGTGCTTTGAGACGAGCAGTTTTACGTATAAGCCGTATATCGCTATTTACAACGGGTCGACATGGACAGAGTATGATGTCGTAGGTTCGTTCGGGGATATGAACGAATGGTCCGTAGTAGAGTCCACTACAGCGAACGACCTGATCGGATTTTTCAGGAATGAAGTTACATACGATATTTACCGCGCGTACTTCACAAATGCGACAACTACGTGGGGGGCGGCGGTTCTGTGCTACACGACTGATACTGCTTCTACGTCTGGGACGCCATCGGAGGTGCAGAGGCACCCGGTGAGCGGGAATCTGTTGATGGCGGTCAGTCCGCTCAGGGCGTCGAAGTCGGTCATGCTTCGGAGCACAGACGAAGGCGTTAATTGGCTCAGCACCGAACAGGTGAGCGCAATAACGGCTCCGCTGCTTACCGGCGGTGGTTTTTATGAGAGTTTTTGCAAGTTATCAAATGAGGAATTGGGGTATGCATTTTATTGCGATACCGCCACTACGACCGTTCCTGCAAAAGTATATTTCACCAGGGTCACAATGGATTCGCAGAATCGCCTTACCGGGCCAGCTCATTGGGCGGGGGCGAATGGCGTCACGTTCGACGGCGTGGATGACAGGTTTTCTCTGTGCGGGACAGCAGGCGATACGTCGTTCATTCAGAATACTGGAGTATTTTCAATCACTTGGCGGGGGAGCCTGGATGTACCAAATGCTGCGCGCCTTAACGGATTTTGCGGTAGTACAGTGACATCCCTCGAAAAGGGGTTCCTACTGTGGCATGAAGACCGCGCAGGCTCAGCAGACAGGGCCGTGAGAGTTTACCTCACAACAGGCGTGCCTGATACGCCAGTAATAGACTCGCAGACTGTTGACGCCGTTATTATTGATACTGCGGCACACACCGTCACCGTCACTGGGGATGCCACGAACGTGGTTTTCTACATCGATGGCTCTGCCGTATCGGATGATGCCGCGACCATGGGGACAAAGAGCAGCGGAGATTCCACACGCCCCATGGATATCGGGCGATATCCGCATGCCACCACGCCAGGCGGGTATTTCGATGGGAACATGCAGTTTCTTGGCCTGAGGGCGGACACCGTTTCCGCAGATTGGGCCGCTACCGTCCACAATTCACTATCTGCACCGAACACGTTCATCGCGTATTCCGGATAGCCATGGATATCGACTGGGTCGTTCAAAGGGGCGGGACACAATCTGTACGGTTCCGAAGCTCTAAGGTGCCAGCTGGGTTCGTTCGTGTGCACGGCCGCCCACCGCTACGTCCGATATGGGACGAAGCCCTAGACAATATTCGGGAAAGCACAGAATCTGAAATTCTATCCGCGGCCAAGGCTTACGCACATGACGTACGCCGCGATCTGCGGGACATTGCGCAATTCTCTCAATTCCCGTATAATGGGAGCATGTTCGATTGTGACAGAGATTCAGTAGCCCGCCTGGCTGTCGCAATAGCCTGTGCTGACCGCACCCTAGAGAAGCCTCCTGGGCAGGTCACACCCGAGGATTTCGCTATCGGCGCCGGGTGGCGAGACGTCACCAGGACGGCGGCAATCACAACGCCGGCGCAGATGCTGGCCCTTGGCATGGCGATGGGCGTTCATGGTGAGGCCGTGGATCTTGCGTCCGTGGCATTCGCTTCGCAGATTGATGCAGCGACATCAGTTGAAGCCGTCGATGCCATCATCGCAGACATGAGGGCAGGGCCATGGTATTGATGCGGAGGCGGTGGGTGGGCGCAATCCTCGGGCTCTACCTGATCATGCGCGTGGCTTACGGTGGAGATGACCCGATTGTGGTCGACGTCTTTAGCTCGTTGCTTGGCTTGCTCTCGGTTGCGTTGGTGGCTATTTCCGATGCCCGGTGCGTTCAAGCTAAGCGGGGCATGGGTAAATGGCTCATGGCCATATACCGCCTACACCTTCGGTCCAAGTCGGCATGAGACTAGACATACCATTCGTCGGACAGGCGTATCAGTCCCGCTCTGTAGACGTTTCCTGCCAGCGGGCGGTGAACTGCTACCTGGAGGGTGGGCCCGATGGCGTACCTACGGCCCTGTTCGGGACGCCCGGCACGGTTCAATGGGGCGCAGTAGCGAATGCGCCAATCCGTGGGATGCTCGCGGCGGATGGCAGGCTATGGGCCGTCTGCGGTGGGTTCGTATACCGCTTCGCATCCAATGGTGTCCCTACTCTTGTGGGGCCGATCAACACTGCCCTTGGACGGGTTTCCATGGCCGCGAACTCAGTAGAAATACTGATAGTGGATGGTAATAGCGGCTACTTGGTGGACTTCGAGACGAGCGGGATTACTGCTGTCTCAGATGTAGATTTCCCGTCTGGGGTGACGCAGGCCGTGTTCCTTGACGGCTACTTCATCGTCTCAGCTGACGGCAGCGGACGGTTCTACGTAAACGAAGTCGCAGACGACGGCAGCGGGTGGAACGGGACGGACTTCGCCACGGCAGAGGGCAGCACAGATTCGACACTGGCAATCGCTGAGTCATCTAGGGAGCTGTTCATCTTCGGCGAGAACTCGACAGAAGTCTGGCTCAACACCGGTAATGCATCGTTCCCATTCGAACGAGCTGGCGTGGCGTTCATCGAGCGGGGAATCGCCGCCAGATGGAGCCTGGCAAAACTGGACGGCGGCTTGTTCTGGCTGGGCACAGAAACATCTGCGGGCTCGGGCATTGTCTACCGGATGAACGGCTACAGCCCCGAGCGGATCAGCACCCACGCCATCGAGCACTTTCTGTCGGGCCTGCCAGACATTTCTGACTCCTACGCCGTGACGTATGCCCACGATGGGCACCCGTTCTACGCCCTGACGCTACCGTCCGGGGACAGGACATTCGTCTACGATGTAGCTACAGGCGCGTGGCACGAACGCGCTAAGTTCATGACCGCTGACGGCAGCCTGTCAGCTTGGACCGCTTCCCATCATGTCCACATTTTCGGGAAGCACCTGGTATCCGACATTACATCAGGCGTCATCTACGAGCTGCGCGATGACACATACACAGACGCCGGGGATCCAATCCTCAGACTGCGGTCCTCGCCCGTTCTATCCGAGAAGCAGGTGCGTATGTTCTTCGCCGAGCTGCGCCTGCGGATGGAATCTGGGTCTGATTCGAACAGCGATTCTCTGATCTCGCTGCGATTCAGTGACAATGGCGGCCATACCTGGTCTTCGTACCTGACTACGCCACTATCGGTCACGGGCCGGTATGGTGTCTCACCAGTGTGGCGGCGGCTTGGGGCTGGGCGAAACAGGGTCTTCGAGATCAGCATGAATTCCCCTGTTCGTTTCGCGCTTCTGTCGGCGACGGTCGAGGGGGTGGCAGGTGGCAGCTAGTTGGACTTCCGGGGCCATATACGCCGATGCCAAGGGACGACTGACGGCCGAGGCTGCCCGCCTGGTAGGCGCTCTGATTCGTGCAGCATCGCCGTTCACCGTAGGCGGGACTGCCCTAGCGATCACTGTCGGCGCAAGCCCATTCGCCTACACTATGCCCGAGCGCGGGGCGGTCTTCATTGCCGGGACCGTGACCGGGCTCTCTATATTTCGCGTGGGATTCGAAGTCCCGGTGCAGGCTACGGCCGGGTGCGTAGTCGGATGCGCCACGGACATCGTGCGCGTCACATACACTTCAGCGCCTACCATGACATTCGTCCCGAGCCAATGAGCACTACGCTGGAATCGCACAGAAGCCTGGCCCTGTTGGTTGGCTACGTGGCTACAGATTGGAATCCGCGGCCGCGCTACACAGCCTACGTTCAGTCCCTATCGGATTGGGATGTGCTGGCGATCATGCGAAACGGGATAAGCATAGGCGCATGCTATAGGAGAAACGGCGAGGTGCACTGTTCCATCCTCCCAGCGTTCAGGCGCAGATGGGCCACCCGCGGCCTGCTGCGCGAGATCTTTTCAGGAGAGAACAGAATTACGCAGGTGACGCCGGGTCACGACTACATGTATGGTATACTAGCGAGACTTGGATTTGAACATGTTCCTTCTGGTACGTATCGCTTGCGCCCATCTGGGTTGTTGAACAGGAGCTGACATCATGGGTATAGAAGTTGCACTCGGGGCTGCGGCACTTGCTTCTGGCGCTATGTCTGCTAGCGCAGCTAAGAAGGCTGGCTCCGCCCAGTCGAAGGCCGCGGGCCAGGCTGCGGCAGCACAGAATGCCGCGACCCAGAAAGCAGCAGCCCTTCAGGCGTCCCAATACCAGCAGGGCGTCGAAATGAGCGCCCCTTACCGGGCCGCCGGAACGAATGCCCTCCAGCAGCTCTCGGGTATCACCCCCGAGCAGATCGAATGGGATCGCCGAGCAGCGGACATAGACGCCAGGGCTGCGGCGGCCAATTCGGCAGTCACCGGTGGCGGGTATACGGCTGTCCCGCTGCTTTCCGGCAGAGGTGGAACCGCTCAGTCACGCGCTGACGCCGCACGCCGGGCCGCCACCCAGTCGCGCATCGGAGCGGTAGCCGCTCAGAAGGAGGACTTCGCAGCTCAGCGGGCTGCCCTTGGGTCCAGGCCGGAGGGGCGGAACGAACTCACGACGATGAATGCTGGACTGCTCCAGGACAGGAGCGGGCTGCTGCTGGATCGTTCTGGCCTGCTGCGTGACAATTCAGCCCTGCTCCAAGACCGATCCGGCCTGCTCCAAGACCGATCCGGCCTGCTTCAGGACAGGAGCGGGCTGCTGCGCGACAATTCAGGCATGGTCCGGGACTTCACTGCGGCCGACTTTCAGACAGACCCGGGCTATGCGTTCCGGCTGGCCGAGGGCCAGAAAGCCCTGGACCGAGCGGCCGGTAGCCGTGGGCGACTCTACTCCGGCAGGGCACAGAAGGATCTGAACGAGTACAGCCAGGGCTTGGCGTCGCAGGAATACGGGAACGCTTACGGGCGTTTCAATACCGACCAGTCGAAGCGCTACAACGCTGCGAACTATTCGGACCTATCCAAATACAATGCCCTGACGGCCTACGACCAGGGACAGTATGGGGCACTCACAGACTACGACCGCGGACAATACAGCGCTCTGACGGACTACGACCAGGGGCAGTATGGCGCAGCGAACTATGCAGACCTAGGCCAATACAATGCCCTGACTGCGTATGACCAGGGACAGTATGGGGCCAAGACTGCCTACGACCAAAATCAATACAGTGCCCTGACCGACTACCAGAAGGACTACCGAAACCAGCTCATGCAGATAGCGGGGATGGGCCAGGCGTCTGTTGCGGGCCAGGCGGCAGCCGGGGCAAATTACGCCAACACCCAATCCAACCTAACAATGGGGAACGCTAGCGCGCAGGGAAATGCGGCGCTCGCTTCTGGGAATGCCCAGGCAAATGCATACACTGGGCAGGCGAATGCGTGGGGCGGGGCACTAGGCGGGATAGCTTCGGTGTATCAGAGGTACGACCAGAATAGGCGAGATGACCAGCGGTTCGCTCAATTTATGGCCCGATAGGAGAACGTAATGGCTGAACTAAATTGGGGTTTGCTCCAACAACGGGCAGGGGATAGGAATGCGCTCGACGCTTTCAACGACGCTATTCGCCTGGGCCAAGGACAACAACAGATGGACTCGAATGCCCTGCGATCCATGATAGCGATGAAAACTGCGCGGGACGATCGGGAAAATGCCCTGTCCGCACTGGTGTATGCACGCGGCAGGGACGCCGCGGCCGACGCCAGGGCAGCAGAGCAGCAGAGCTACGCGAGGGCAACGGCAGCAGAGCAGAGCGCATACTCCAGGGAGCAGGATCAGAGGGAATGGGTGCGCCAAGGCCAGCAGGATACCCTGGCTGCAGCGCGGCAAGATCTAGCTGCCCAGCAACAGGCAACCACGCAACAATGGGCTGCATCGAAGAATGCGCGAGAGAATGCAGAATTCACACAGAAAATACTTCGGCCCCACGTCGAACGGATGTACCTGCCTGGGCAGATGACGCATGAGAACGCAACTGCCGCGGTGACTTCAATGCGAGAATCAGGCGCGCTACCGAAAGACGTAGCGGATCAAGCACTTTCCGAGATCCCAAAACTGACGCAGGCTGGGCTTGAGGCGCGCGTTGGCGAACTGGCCGCCGCATCCGGCATGGATGCGGGCACGATACAGAAGTCACGGGAGGCTCAGGGCGGATGGGAAGCGAAGCTGGCTGCAATGGACGAACAGCTAGCAGGGTTGAATGACCTGGCCACCGAACTTTCCGACCCAGTGCACACTAGTGGAGTGAACGCCACCGGGCCGGTCCAGGACTACATCCCGAATGTGTACGAGAGCACCGCCAGGCTTCACGGGAAGCTGAAATCTGCTGCGGCCCAGATAGCGCTCACAAAATCCGAAGCCATGAAGGGTTCTATGACCGACGCAGACAGGGAAATGCTGGAGAGCAGCATCGCTGCGCTTGGCACGAACCAAGGCATCGAGCAGCTGAAGGAGAACGTAGAAACGATCCGCGGCGTGACACAGAGAACCAGGGACAGGACTGCAGGGCAATATGGTGTTCCCGCTGCTGCCCCGGCGGTTCCTGCTACCCGTGGTGGTGGCGGCAAGCGCATCAGCGCCGCCGCAGTCAGGGCGAGTGCGACGCAGCGCGGACTCGATCCTGCTACTGTGGCCCAAGCACTTACACAAGCCGGGTGGACCATAGATGAATGAACTCGATTGGAGCTTGCTTGCTACGGCCCAGCCGCAGCGACCATTAGCGGCTACTGGCGGATTGGCCAACAACCCGCGGTCTGATGAATTCCAGAATGCGCTAGAGTCCCTATTGATGCGCCGGGCCTTGGGGCGGCAACCGTCTTTCGATTTTGCGCCATCCCAGCCTGCGCGGGCGATTCAATCGCAACGCGCCCCGTATGCGGCGCCAGTCGGGGACCCGCAAACGCGGGCTCTCTCGATGCCGCGGAAAGGTGACGCATCGCTTGTGAGCCCTGTCGAGGTCTACGACTACCTGGCAGAAAGAGGGGCATCCCACGACCAGGCCCTCGGAATTCTTGCGAACATCCAGGGGGAGAGCGGATTCAACCCGACCGCGGTCGGCGATAGCGGGGCAAGCATTGGCATGTTCCAGCATCAGGGTGCGCGCAGGCGGGGGCTCGAAGCATACGGGGATACCCCAATGGATTGGAGGCAACAGGTGGACTATGCCCTCAGCGAACCAGAGGGACTGGCATACATGGGGAAGGATTTCGCGTCACCGGCCGCAGCCGCAACGTGGTGGACCAGAAACTTCGAACGGCCCGCCAACCCGGACAGGGATTCCGCCACGCGCATCCGATTCATCCCTGGCCTGATATCACAGGTCGGCGACAGGGCGTCTGACTCATGGCCCCGATATTTCGAGCGGCCCGCAAATCCTGACAGGGATTCCACCAGGGGGGTCATTGGCATCCCTGCCCTGGATGACAGCGTGGTAAAAGCAGATGCTAGCGCGCGCACAGGCGTCGGCGAGCCAGCAACAGGCTCGTTGTCACGATGGTTTGGGCGTCCGGCCAACCCGGACAGGGATTCGGCTACCAGTGTTGGCTCCATTCCGGATCGGTATGTCAACATGGCGCTCAACGTAGCGATGCCCACCGCCAAGGATCCTGGCATAGGAGAGCGAGCGCTGAACTTCATAGTACCCGCTGCGCGGGCATCGGATGTGCCCGTCGGGCAAGAGGATCCAGATTTGGCCGCGATCATGGATTCTATGGTCGCGTCGCAAGGTGGGAAACCCGCACAGCCAGCCGCGCCCAATCCAGAACTAGAAGCAATCCTGAGCGCGCTGGTCGCATCCAAGGCACCTGCACAGAAGGCCGCGGCCTACGATCCGAATGTTCCAGGATCGAAGTATGACCCTACTGAGGGGATGTCGGATACTGAGATCACGATTGCCAGGCTACAGAGCGGCGTGAGAAACACGGTGCGGGGCGCTGGGCAGACGCTTGGCGACGTCTCTACGGCTGTAGGGGCGGGTCTGGACACGATAGCGCCCGGAACCACAGACACGCTGGGGCGGTGGTCGGATGCGATCGGGCTGCGAGAGAATCTGCCCACGGCCGAGGATGTGGCCGAAGCACGCAGGATAGACGCCGCACTAACATCCACTACTGGCGGATACCTGACTCAGGGCCTGGGCGAGGCCATTCCGTATGGCCCATTCGGAATCGGGAGGGGAATCCTAGGACTTGCCGCTACTGGCGGGGCAATGGGCGCGCTAGGGCAGCGCGAATCCGCTAGCGAACAGGCGCAGAATGCGCTCGCAGGTATCGTGCTGGGCGGAACACTCGGTGGCGTAATTGGTGCGGGGCGTGGGGCCTGGAGAGCGGGGAAATGGGGTGCGGACAAGATTCGCGGTCGCGGCCAGGTGGGGGCTGGCCCGGATCTTCCGCCTGCTCCTGCGCAGGAGATACAGCCAGGAGCAGCTCCTGATGCGCCAGTCCCGCCAGGAGTTCCTGAGTCGACTATCGGCGCAGGCATGGCGCGGGCCTACGACGCAGCCAGCCGACAGGTGCGCAGGTTCACGCCCGGGGCGCGGGATAGGCGGCTTGGCGACGAGCTACGGTTTCTCGCGGATGACCCCAATACCCTGATGTTTGAACTGCCAGCGGGCCCTACAATCACTGGCGCTCGGCCCACGGTCGCAGACATCAGCGGGGACGCAGGCATCGCACGGTTCCAGGATTATGCCAGGAACACACCATGGTTGTCTGGCCCGGTTCAGGCTAGGCTTGCAGAAAACAATGCTGCTCGCGTGAACGCCCTGCAAGAGATAGCCGGGACGCCACGGGCGAGGATGGATGCCGAGGTTGCACGAAGGACTGCTGCCGAAGAGGCGTATAGAATATCTGACCCCCAGGTGGCGCCCATACCTGAAAACCTTCGCTCACTACTATCCACGCCAGACATGGCGGCTGCCGTGAAGGAGGCGGAAAGGGCTGCGGCAAACAGACGTGAACCCTTCGGGATCACATTCGATGAGAACGGAGTGCCAGTTCAGATTTCTGGGCGCGCCCTCCACGACCTCGATATGATCATCGACGGGATGCTGAAGGACCCGATGGGTGGATGGGGTGGCGTGAAGGGAAGGATACTGAGGAATACGAGGGCCGAACTGGCCCGCGAAAGTGAAGCGGCTGTCCCGGATCTTGGGGCAGCGAATGCAGGCTATGCGCGAGATTCCGCTCCGCTGAACAGGATGGATGTGGGCGACTATCTACTCCGAAAGGGGACCTCCACGACAGAGGATCTCCGCGGGATGCGCAGGATCAGCGCCCACAAGATCGGAGGCATACTGGAGGACACGGGCGTCCCAAGGAACTGGAGCGGCAGAAAGGGGGGATATGAAAATTCGCTGGAGCGGATCTTCGCCGAAGATCCTGCAAATCTAGCGCGGCTGCGAGCTATCAGGGAGGAGGCGATGCGTGAGGCAGCCACAAAAGCGGATGTAGGCACGAATAGTGCCACGTATCAGAGGCTTCAGATGAGAAATCAGGCGATGGCGCGCGCTGGAGCAATGGCAGAGGCTACTGTTGGGCGGGTTCCTGTAGTTGGGAATCTCCTGGTCCAGGGGGCGAAGTCCAGGGCAGCAAGCAAGCAATACAAGCTAGATGAAGCCCTGGTCCGAGCCCTGCTTGACCCGGTGGAGGCCAATCGGCTGATGAAGCTCAGTGCGCCACGTGGGCCGATACCACCGCGGCAATAGGCGAAGGATACGCCACGGATGCTACTGAACATATCGTGGGCTTCGGATTCATGACAGAGCATAGGCCCTCCACGATGATGGTCTGATCCACGAAGTCGAAGTTCGCCAACGTGACGATAGCCAGAATGAATAGAAGTGCTACTGTTGTTTTCACGTCAATCCCAACCATAAATGAACGCGCCAAAAGCGGCGCATGACGAGTATACCACACCCCAATGGCCAGTAACATAATCGCTACACTTCCTGTATTCGCATTCCAAGATGCCAATGGTGGCCCTGCATCCGGGTATCTTCTCTACACCTACCTTGCCGGCGGAACTACTCCGGCCGACACATGGCAGGACCAGGCAGCCTCGGTGCTGAACGCCAACCCCATAGTGCTGAACGCACGAGGGGAATGCATTCTATGGCTGGCACAGGAACAGGAATACCGGCTGATCCTGAAGACGCCCACCGGCACCACGGTCATCACGATGGATGATGTTGCTGGGGCGCAGTCTGTCCCTGTGAATTTCCCTCCTGCGCTGACAAGTCAGACAGGCCACGCAGGCCCGCTGGTGACAAACGGGACTACCGCGTCGTGGCTGGATGGCCCAATGGCAAGCCGAAACCGAATAATAAATGGTGGATTCAATGTGAACGTGCAGGCAGTATCTGGCACTATCGTATTGGCCGCGAACGCCTACGGGCACGACAGGTGGAAGGCTGGGGCTAGCGGGTGTACCTACACCGTGGCTACTGCGTCAGGGCTTACGACGGCCACGATTTCGGCCGGATCGCTGCGCCAAATCATAGAGGGGGGAAGCGTCCCGCACGGGGCGAACCAATGCACCCTTTCATGGGCAGGGACGGCCACCGGCAGGATTGGGACTGAAGCATTCGCCGCGTCACCGACAACTGCGTCGGTGACAGGCGGAGCTGATGTAGCGGTAGAATTCGGGATTGGGACGATTGCAAACGTTCAGTTCGAACTCGGTACGGTGGCCACGCCGTTCGAACAGCGTATGCTGCCTGTCGAACATGATCTGTGCGCCAGATACCACCAGCGGGTCGGGGCTCTGCTGGCCCAATGGGGGCACATAGACACCGGCGGACACCTCGGGACTACGATCTGGTATCCGGTTGTTATGCGTACGGCACCCAGTGTGGCGTCTGTCGTTGGCACGTTCGACGTGCTGAACGTCAGCCAGCCGACACTGACAAACATCAGCGCAACTGGATGCAGTTGGGAGTGCACCGCCACGGGGACAGGCCCCGCTTTCTTGGGGTCCCCCTCGACAGCGGTGTTTTTCGACCTGTTCGCAGAGCTTTAGGCCGCGCGCGGTAGGCGCTCCTACGCTGGATTCACGGGTGATACCCGCCACGAACTCGCTGAATCCAGCGTAGGAGCGATTTTTCTGGGCTCATTTCCTCATCGGCATGATGACGGCAACGTTGGCTGCCCTAGGAACTGCGCTGATGATGACCGCGGACTGCGCATCCCCAAATCCAATGTCGACATTCTGCCCCCTGGTTGCATCCGTCGCCCCATGTAAATACCTGATATTCAGAGATATTGTCACCGGGGCACCAGAATACTCGATGTCGATCATGTCCTCCATGTCTTCTCCTCCCTTGTCCTCGACAGAAAACTTCGCGCTGCCAGGCGAAAACGACACCGAGATGCTGCGCATATCGTCAGTCGCCAGGAACTTCGCGTGGGCCAGGACAGCCAGCAGGGCTGCTTTCGGGATTGTGACGCCATCATTCGAATAGCCAGGGATCACTCGCCGCCAGTCCGGGAACTCTCCCTGAATTGCCCTGGCCGTAATGCTTGTTTCCCCGATTCTGGCGCTCACCGCACCATGCAGGATGCGTATATATACGTCCCTCGGAGAGATCTTCAGAGCCCGAATGCAGGCATACACGAACTGCCTGGGCATGATGACCTTCCCGTCCGGAATAGGCAGTTCCATTTCTGCTTTCGCCAGCACGTGGCCGTTCGTGGCTACGAACGTGGCGCGGCCCTCCGACACAGACATAAGCGCCCCGTTCAGGTAGTACCGAACGTCATCCACGCCCATCGCGTGGGCTACGTGGGCCAGCGCTTCGGCCAGCGACTCACTGGGGCATCCCGAGCCATCCAGATCCGATCCCTCTGGTGCTGACATGAGCGGGAAATCCATATCAGGAAGCGTGTTCAGGCGGAACCTGCTCCCACCGGCCGTCAGAGTAGCCTGCGATGGCCCAAAGCTGATGGCGATGCCCGGCGATTCCAGGGAGGAGCAGATCGTCGCCAGTTTCTTCGCAGGTATCGTGGCGCGAAATGGCCCAGATGCGGCCGCGGGAATGCGCGTGGTCAGTTCCATTTCGAGATCTGTCGCCGTCAGCGTAGCACTATTCTCGGTTGCGTCGATGAGGACGTTCCCGAAGATCGGGACCGAGGCCCGAGGCGAGATGATGGGCACCCCGGTAGCCAGGGCTTCCGACAGGACCTTACGGTCGATTGAGATTGTTGGGTTCATTTCTATACCTTTCCTTTTAATCTTCTGGCTAGGCGTGAGATGAACGCATTTCTGCGTTCCTTTTTCACCTGTGAAATCATGAGCAGGAACGCAGGTGAATTTACCTGCCCGCGGGCAGGCGATTCATGCACGAGGATATGGACGGTCATTTTCGCTCCAGATCGGCGCCACACCGATCACACTGTCCGGACGTTTCCACGGAGGCCGTCCTACATTCCGAACATACGCTGTTCACGGGGCACCCGTAGAGGTGCCTGGTGGCACAAACCTTGATTGGGGCGTCGTGATACTTCACGTATCCCCGCCCCTGGACGAACACGCCCCGGTCGAAGCCGAGGCGGTAACAGGCCCGCTTGAAGCAGGCCCGGTCTTTGACTTGAACCCCTTTGATTTTCATTTCGGTGCGCCATAAATGTCCAAGCGCTGAGCCAACCAAACAGGGCAATCCAACTCTTTTGCCAGCTTCCTCACCCTCCTGGCCCTAAAGAAAAGCGCATCTGCAATTGCGATGACGCCAAAAATCGCAAGGCTGAAAGCGATACGGATGACCACGTAGGCCGCGAGCACCTGGAATACGAGCGGAAATACATCAGTCGGGAGCATATCAGTCATTTCATTCTCCTAGGGTGGATTTGGGGGGTTCCGGTCTTTCCCGGATGTCATCCGAAACTAAGCTACCATTTTCGGGAGCGGTTCGCATCTTTCGGAATCCGGCGATTACGGCATCGCCAGCGACCATCGGATCTATCGGACATCAGGCCGTCCCGCCCGATTGGGGGAATTTTCGCTGCCATTCTACGATGCAGCTGCAGTCCAGCTGCACGACGCCATGGGCCGGGTGAGTTTCAGCGCCGTCGATCGCGCCCTCGGGCGGCTCATCGATGAGGATGTACGTCATGGCTGGAGTACAGCGAACGCTCTTTATGACGCACCCCTGGTACTCCAGGAATTTCGCGTGCGCACTGGCTATGGCCAGTTCAGGTCTGATCGTCTGTTTCATTTCTATGCCCTATTGTGAACCTACTGGAATCGGCCCTCATCATCGAGGGCCTCATCCGCTAGACTCTCTACGAACCAGCGTCGCCGAGAACCTTTGCGGCCGCCCAAAGTATGGCGCCGACCGCAAAAACCCCAGCTACCACGGCCACGATCATGCTTCCGCCTAGAAGCAAAAACCACAAGCCAGCTATCAGAATTTCCATCATTCGCACCTCATTGCATTCCCAGGGGCCGCGTGCAGACCCAGACCATCATTAGGGCTGAGAAAAGCGCCGCGACAATCCACCCGTCCCCGCCGTCGTCCACAAGAAGTAGCATGCTGCCGACGAAAAACACAAACAGCACAGCCACAAGCAGGGCGTTCATCATTCCCACCTCATTTCAGGGTTCGTTTCTATGCTACGATGACGAAGCATGTATTCGTAGGCTGCCCGCTCCCGTTCCTGCGGGAGCACGCGGGCCATTGCCTCGGCGAATTTCGCGCCGTCATGCTGCTTGCTCAGTCGGTACAGCGCCGCCTGCTTCGCCTGCGAAGCCTCCACGATCCACGGCCCCACATCGATGTAATCCACCATCGTCCCGTAGAGTTCCCGAAGCTTCTCGGCGTAGAAGGTGGATGGCATCCCATCCGGGTGGATCACCCGTAGGGATGCTAATAGGGCCTGCACGTTTTCAGGTATTTCCATCAGCACGGAACCTCATCGCCAATCTTTTGGGCCGGTGCACCCACCGGGACTTTCTTCAGTAGCTCGATCATTTCCATGATCGAATACGGGCTTCCCATCGCGGCTGCCGGGTCCGGATAGTTCCCGGAGATCCATTCCACCTTCCCGTCCCTATCGAAGCCTATCCTGGCGAACTCGGCATTCAGCTCCTTCCGAAGGGCAGACAGCTCGGCCGTTCGGACAGCAGCCGGATCAGGACCCTCATCAGCACGTGCAGTAGCCCGCTGCGGTTCTGTATGGAAATCGCCTACTTCCTCGGGGGTGTAGAATCCACATAGCACAGCAGGATACACAGTGCGCACTCCCTCGCTGATGAGGCGAGCACGCAGCATAGCCCGCGGATACTGCTTCCAGATATCTCGCCCTCCGATATTCGCGGCTTTGGCGTCGGCTAGCGTCCATGACAGCCTAAGGCTCCCGCCCGCTGGGTGGCTGAATGTCGCATCCACAACATCAACAGCGTATTGATGCCATTCCACCTTCCCGCCCGCTTCCTGGAAACGCGCCAGAATAGCGTCGGCCTTTAGAGCCGGGCGCCCCTTTATAATGTGGTAGTCTCTTGCAGCCGTGGCCGGGTGCCTACCCTCGGCTTGCGCCACTAGCATCAGTGCGATCGCCTGCGCCGGCGTCTGGATGCCGAAAAGCCCTGAGGAAGCTATTGCTTCGCCCATTCTCTCTATGTCGCAGAAGGGGATCAGTTCACTCATGGTCTTCCTCCGCCCACGCGGGGAGGAGTAGTTTCTGGATCGTGTCGTAGCGCCCGGGCCACACACCGGACTTCGTGCATTCTGCGATGCGATCCATGAGTACGCGCCTGGCAGCGATCCCATCCGCCAGGGCCCAGTCCCGCTCGGCCTCGAATACCGCCACGTCATACGGGGGCTTCGTTTCCACCGAGACGATCATGCATCGAACGTCCTCGATGCCAAGCCCCTCGGCCGCGCCCTCGACGTAGTGCGCAAGTTGGACGTGCGCCCCGAGCTTTGCTGCCCTACTGCCCACCGCCCTACCGTTCGTCGTCCCGTAGGACTTCAGGTCGAGGATGCACGGACGGCAGTCGTCGTCGAGGGCCACGCGGTCCAGTCGGGCCTTGCATCCTAGGCCAGTGCCAGGATGGTCCCATGTTATTGTCACCTCCGATGCTGCGGCCGGGCCCGGTTCGAAGAATGGCCCGGCGACTCCATGGTTCAGGACTGCGGACGATACCGCCCTAGCGATGTCGTGCTCCTTCGCGCTTAGGATCGTGGCACCTTTTGGGCGGTTCGCCAGCACGCATTCGTCCCATAGCTTCCCGGCCCGGCGCCCGTAGAAGATGGCGAATTCCTCGTCGAACATCCATGGTTCGAGTACGAGGCAGTGAATGGCCCGCAGCATTCCGCGGCTGGCGGTGTCATCATCCTCGGGCTGTGTGTGGTAGTGCAGCGGGCTATCCTTCATCCGCTTCAGGTCTGACGACCGGATTCCAGGGAGGGCATCGTATTCGTCGTAGGTCATTTCATTCCCTCCAGTGTAGCCAGTGTACGCATGGCGCGAGCGGTGCATACCGCATCCATGTCGGGAAGATGGCAATAGATCAGCGCTATCTGCATTTCTCGCATTGCGACTTGGAATTGCCCGGTACGGATTGACGCGCTTCTCCTCGGGTCGGCCGCGAATCCGCGCCAGTAGTCGCGGCATATCTGCACGACTTCTGGCGTCATTTTCAAATCTTCATAAGCATCCGTCATGCGACATCCCTCCCCGAATGCGCTATCGCCAGCGCAAGCCGATCCAGGGCATCCTGGAATGCCTGAGCTATCGACCGCGGATCGCGGCCGGCAAGCTGTCCCTGCGTCCAGCGCAGCTGGGCCTGCGACAGTCCACACCCCCCCTCGATTCCGCACAGGACATCCGCCTCGTCCATGACCGCGGCAAGGGGCAGCCTCAGGAGCTGGTCCGAAATGCGGTCGATGTGTTCGTCGTCGATGTGTCTCATTTTCATCTCCAGTATGAGTGCCTAGTCGCGGGCACTCTTCGCGGGAAATCGCTCTCCGTGGAAAGAGATTTCCCGCGCGTCCTTGCGCTTGTGGTTGCTGCCCCTCAAAAACGACCGTTTCTGAGAGACTTGGAATCGCTAGGTTTCGATATGTTGGGCCGCTTATAAAACAACGGCTTACTGCTGCATAATTTATGCAGAGTCTCTCGAAACCCGGACGACTTACGAAGGGGGTTTTGAGACACCGTAAACGATGTCGTTGCCACCGCAGTTCGGGCAGACGAAGTTGTTCACGGGCTTCATCCCGTTTTTGTCCCAACCGGCCCACGGGGCGTATTCTGCGGCCATGCGGGCCCTATCCAGCATGATAGCCTGGAATATCTGCGCATCCCTTTCACGCACGAGCCGCATGACGTCAGCATCATACTTCGCCATTGCAGCGTCTCTCACGGCGATAGCCTCGGCCGCAGCGAGAACGAACTCGGCGTCTGCTCGCTCTACGGTGAGAGCGAACGCTGTGTCGACACTGTTTTTCATGACGCCCACCGGGCGTACGCTCTCACTTCCATCGCCGCGGTTCCGCCTTTCTTCGCGTATTCCAGGAGTTCGGCCCTGATTTCCGTGACACGGGCGCGAGCGGCCAGCATGCGGCCAGCATAGCGCGCCTGGCGCTCAGGCATTCCTGGCAGTTTCGCCATTTCTGCCCGATGCTCCGCTTCCCCTGGCTCGTCATAGATGCGGAGGGCTGCGATCAAATCTTCGGCCTCGTGGGCCAGTGATAGCATTTCGGTTCTGTTCATTTTCGTCTCCAGTATGAGAGCATAGTCGCGTGCTCTCGTCGCGGAAAAGCACACTCATAGAATGAGCTTTTCTGAATCCTCGGGCGGTCCGCTATCTGCCGGTGGTCTCCCAGTCTTGCCGCCCTGGTGCCCCTCACTCCGGATGGCTCCTGCCGCCCTATCTATCTCCCTCGATTTGTATTTTACGCCAGCCGCAAAAACATGCAAGCTTTTTTTCAGGGAGCCTCAAAATAAATTGCCATGGATTTCAATGCTATCCTTTTTTCGTCTGTCCGGCCTAAAAAATAAATGTTAGTTTTTTCTCTTGCGCCGGCCGTGGGCCATATATATAATGAGTGCTTACTTTTTCAACAACCGGAACCGGAGACCGCCAATGCACGCAGCAAAACCCAACAAGCACGGGCGCCAGATGGCACCACACAAAAAGCTCATAATTGCAGGCACTATGTCTGTAAGTCTGGACGCGCCCACCCTCACCCACATCGCGGAAATGGGCGCAGCCCTAGGGATCACCCGCCATGCCATGCTGCGTCTGATCGTTGCGGCCGGGATGGCTGCGATCGACGCTGGGGGTGCCACATGAATCTGTGGAGCGAACTGATGTCATCCCGAGGACGCCAACATGGCGACGCAGAATGGGTCGCCAGCCTGCGGGTAGGCGACTCCGTGGGGGTGTGGGAAGTCCCAGGCCCAAGATATGTGTACACAGGAACTGTTACGGCCCGCACGAAAAAGCGGGTGACTGTCGACATCCACTGGGTGTTCGGCGAGGACGCCTGGGGGTACGCCAAGGCCGGGACACTGGCATCGCGCAGATTCATCCAAGCTACAGGAGACCAGACATGAGCACTGGAAAACAGCGGGAATGGGCCCAGAAAACAGGGGACAGGCTTCTCACGATGCGCCTGGCTTCCGTGTTCGACCTAGCTGAAGCGGCCGGGTGTGAAAAGGATTTCGCCGATGCACTGGGGAAGCTCACAATCCTAATGTGGGAAAGACACGTAAGGTACGGAAAAAACGGAGAACAAAAGTGACAGAGCTTCAAGAATTCATCCTCGCGGCGCTAAAAGCCCAGGGGTTCGTAGGCATGGTGGCCGAGGACAGGGAGTGTTCGTGCGATACCGATGACTTCGCGCCATGCGGCGATGGGCCGTTCATGGAGGCGTGCTGCCCGTCGAAGGCTGATTCTGTGTGCGCCACAGAACATACGCAGAATTAAAAATCTGCGATACTGATCCTCCGGCCAACGCAAGGCCAAAAAAAACCGCAGCCACCGCTGCGGTTTAAACTTTTCAACACACGTGAGTAATATACCACAATGGAATCGCCGACACAATCTTTCGAGAAACATAATTCCGCCAATCCCAATCTATCAGCCGCACTCGCTTATGCCCGACGCGGCATACCAACCTTCCCATGTCTACCCGACAAACGCCCCGCCACGCCACGCGGCTTCCATGACGCCACCTGCCACCAGGACCAGATCCGGGCATGGTGGGGCGCCCATCCCGAGCACCTGATCGGAATGCCCACCGGGGCAGTGTCCGGCATCGTCGTACTCGATGTGGACGTCGATCCATCGAAGGGCCTGGACGGCGAGGAAGCTCTCGCAGAGCTCGTACGCCAGCATGGCCCGATCCCCGAGACGTGGGAAGTCCTCACACCCAGGGGTGGCCGCCACATCTACTTTCGGCATCCCGGATACCACGTAGCCTGTAGTGCGTCATCTGAGGCCCTTGGCCGCGGGCTCGATGTTCGGGGAGACGGTGGCTACGTCATAGCCCCGCCGTCCACCCGCCCAGATGGAAGCGCCTGGGCGTGGGAGGGCTCCAGCGATCCCGAGGAAGGGATGACGCTGGCAGACATGCCCCTTTGGATTACTCATGCAGGGAGCCAGACACCTTTGGAATCAAAGGGGCAGATGTATGTTGCCCCATCGGTAATCACTGAAGGTGGCAGAAATGATACACTGTTTCGTTTAGGCCGCTCACTTCGTGCGAAGGGGCTGACTGAGGCCGCAATCGTGGCCGCCCTACTCGCTGAGAACGCCGGGCGCTGCGATCCGCCACTTCCCGAGGCCGAGGTGCGGCTACTGGCTGGAAGCGCCTGCACGAAGCCGCCGGGAGCTTCGTTGACGGCCGCGGTAGGAGCGGGGCACGACGCAATGGCCAGCGATGGCCCGGTCCATAGTCGTGACGAACCTGCGCCCATAGCAGACGCCATGCTGGCGGGTCCCCTGGCAGACATGCATCTACTTCGCCATCAGGGAGAATACATGCGCTGGACTGGCACACACTACACCGGCACGGACGAGGCCGGCATCCTGGCCGAGGTGTACCGGTATCTGGACACCGCGTTACGGGCTGCCCGGACCGGGCTAGTGCCTTTCGGTTCGGTGAAGAGGGACGTGACGAACGTGATAGGGGCACTGAATGCGCGATGCCATCTACCCCAAGAATCATGCTTCCCCGGGTGGCGTGGAACCGATGGGCATCCGGCCCACGAGGTCATCCCCATGGAGAACGGCCTTTTCCACTATCCCACGGAGACGCTGGCAGCCCACACCCCCAGCTTCCTGAACACGAGCGCCCGCCCATTCGCCTACTCGCCCCTGGCCACCTGCCATGGTTGGCCTGATTTCCTGGACTCCCTGTGGGGTAGCGACGAGGAAGCGAAGGAGGCACTGGCCGAGATTTTCGGCTATCTGCTATCCGGGGCCACAAACCTGCAAAAGATCTTCCTGCTGATAGGCCCTCCGCGCTGTGGGAAGGGCACCATCATGCGCGTGCTGCGGGCCCTGATGGGCGAGGATGCCTACTGCGGCCCTACGCTCTCAGGGCTCACCATGAACTTCGGGCTACAGTCACTGATCGGGAAGTCCGTGGCTGTCATATCGGATGCCCGCATCGGGGCGAGAACGGATCAGTCCATCGCCGTGGAGCGCCTGCTCGCCGTAAGCGGCGAGGACACCATTACCGCCGACCGGAAAAACAAGACGGCCTGGACAGGGCGGATGGGCGTTCGCTTCGTGCTCACCACGAACGAGCTCCCGCGGCTGTCGGATGCGAGCGGGGCGCTATCGAATCGCTTCATGCCGATCGTGCTCACGAAGAGCTTCCTCGGATGTGAGGACACCACGCTAGATGCGCGCCTGGCCCAGGACCTCCCGGGGATCTTCCTGTGGGCCCTCGACGGGCTGAAGCGCCTGAACGCTCGTGGCCGATTCCACGTCCCTGAGAGCTCATCGCAGCTCGTCGAGGAGTTCCACGACCTGACGTCGCCTGTTGGGGCGTTCGTGCGGGAATACTGCGAATTGGGAACCGGAAAAAAGGAGGAGGTCGGCGACGTCTACCGCGCTTGGGGCAGGTGGTGCCTTGCCTCCGGAAGGGATCGCCAGGGGACGACGCACGAACTGGCCCGCCAACTCAGGGCCGTGGTCCCTGGCCTGAGAACGACGCGGATACAGAAAAAAGGGTCGCGGAACAGGTACTACGTCGGTATCGCACTGGTTTAGAAAAAGTGGCCGCCTGAAAAATGAGGCGGCCACTCCAGTTAGCCCAAGGCATTGAAAACAAACGAAGTGGCCGCCTAATCGCCAAAATGGCCGCCTTTTTCAGCATATTCACCCTACACTGTATATATTACA